TCCCGCTTTGCGCAGCACCTTCCTGCTGTTCTTCTGCTGCTTCGCTGTCTGCTGCTTGATTGTCAGTGGACGTGCCCTGCTGCGTCGTGTCATCTTCTGTAGTCCCTGTGCCAAACAGCTTGTCGATGGTAGCTTCGACGTTAGCCGTGTCGATACGCGCGCCACTCATTGTGTGGGTTCTCCGGGGTTGTTGTTACTAACGGCGCTGATAATTTCCTGCAACGCCTCAGTTACAGGCACACCACGAGCGATGGCCTGTCCTAGTGCCAGCTTCGCTTGCGGCGGAAGCTGGTCAACAATGGCAGCGATTTCTTCAATACCGCCGCCCCCAGGCGGCGCGCCTTCTTGCGCACCACCAGTGTTATCAGGACCGCCGCCAGTGCTGCGGCCACGGTCTAGTGCTTTAGCTGCTTCTTCTTTGATGCGATCGAATGCGTTGTCTGGTAGTGTGACTTCATCAAACGCTTCGTCAAAGATTGTCATTGTAGTCTCAAGCACAACAGCAGGCGCAAACTGCGCCATGCTGCCAAGAATGCGAGCTACTTCAAGTGCCTGCTGCTTCTTGGCGGCACTTGTCGGCTTCTGCGTCGAGCCACCAACAACGCGACACTGGAACATATCACGAAGCTCCTCAGCTTCGTAATTCTTCCAGCCCTGTGCAACGTCCTTGCCTGCGGCCATTTCAACCTGCTGCTCAGGCATAAACTGCATACACAGGAAGGCTACGATGTACAGCACTTCACCAACGAAGTCCTCAATCGCGTCGATCTTAGCATCGAGGCGCATTGCTGTTGTGCTGTTGTAATTCTCAATAGCCTTGTTAGTCGTGTTCGTCTTAAACTGCGCACCGCGCAGTACGTCGCTGACACCGCTGATACGATCGACAGATTGTAGCACACGGTTCACATCGAACAGCGGTGCAGCTTTCAGCAGCGAATTGGGCTTCTCAAGGATCATGTCCTTAAGCTGTGCGCCTTCTGGCAGGCTGACACCTACAGCATTAGGCCCGCTGCCAGTAAGCCACGAGACAACGCCCTCACGGCCAAGCTTCTCGTTGTAGAGAATGTTCTCCTTAATGTCCAACCTAGCACGACGAAACTCATCATGTATCTCATTCAGCGCGTCTTGCTGATCAAGGTAGTAGGTCACGTTGCTGCGAGCATACGCACCCATAGGTGTGCGATTGAACACAAGCGGCACGAAGTTAAAGAAGCCCGGCAGTCCCCAAGGATCATTCTCTACCCAAATTGGGTACTTCCAGTCATTGTCGGCATACAGGTACACACGTCGCGTGACGCGATCAAGCACACGCCAGCACTTAGTCATGTGTGCCTTTTCTAGCTCTGCTTTAGAGCTATAGCCATATGCAGATGGCGCTTCATCTTCCTTGATGAGCTTGAAGTTGCGGATTTCATCTTCCGCACCGTCTGACTGCATCAGCACATGCGTTGGATCGTAGATGGACTTTACAGTGCCATCTTCCTGCTTCTCACCATAGCGCGCGTTGAGGTACGCAGTTGGATAGTATTCCTCAATAAACAGTCGCTGCGCATCGCTAAAGTCTGGCAGACGCGCGCCAGCGTCAGGAATGACACAGTGCGGTGGGTGGTATTTCACGAACGGACCAGCAGGCGACAGCACATCAACGCTTTCCTCAAGCGCCATCAGCTTGCCTTCTACTTCACGAATAGTCTTTTGATCCTTAGCTTCCATTAGCTCTGTAGAAAGCTGCTGCAACTGCTGCTGCACAACTTCATTGCTATTCTCACGATCAACCCAACCAACTTCAATCCAGCCAAGATTGCACAACTCAGCAGCAATCACTGCCTGATGCACATGTGTCTTAAGGTTCAACCCTGGTGCGTGCTTCTTAGCCGCAAGTGTGTTAACAAGCGTCTCTACACGCTGCATCTGCTGCCGATACTGCTCGCTATACTCACTCAGCGACATATTAGGCGCAGTAAACTCCGCCTGCGGGTTCTTTGCGTACACTGCTGGCAGAATAGCAGAAGTGTTAGAATACACAAGGTTCTCTGTCTCAGACCACTGTGTATTCCTGCGCATCGCAAAGTAGCGATTACCGCTGCGGTTATCATCACTGCTAACACGATGCATCATCTGATCGTGGTTGTAGTAACGCAGCGCCTCATCCCACGCATCTACGTGCGCCTTGCGTGCCTTCTGCGCAGCGCCAAGCAGGTTCTTAAAGTGCAGCCCGTGCTTGCGGCTGACCGGCACCTTCGTTGTAGGGTCGATGCGATACATCGGCGGCAGCGCAGTCTCATTAGCTGGCTGCGCACCAATTTCATCTGCAACGGCGCGTTCGACGTTGTCAATGCTAGGACGATCGCTCATTGGCTATACCTATGACTGCGTGTTGTATTCACGTCTCTATCTAAACCCTCAGCCCAACGCAACACTGCGTTAGGTGCCTTGGTGCTATGCCTCTTTGCAATGCGCTGTGCTGGTGGTACATCGCGGCTGCACATATACTTGATTGTATCCATCGCATGGTCATCACGATCTACTGGCTCGTCGATGCGCGCTTCGTTCTGACCTTGACTTTTCCACCGATATGTGTTATATTCTTCTGCAACGAAGCGCAGTGTATTAGAGAAGAAGATGGACGGACAACCGCGAGCAGATGTGAATGGATTGACGATAGACTGCTGAATAGCAAGCCTCTGCTTCACACGCATGATGCCATTCAGCACGTCATTGTTACCACGCACCATGTTGATGCCTTGCGCAGCGAATAGCTGTGCAGTCGTTGGCGATGCGCTAATGCGGCCCATTCCTGTGCGGCGGAAGATGGCCGGATCAGCAAAGACTTCATCGAAGTATACAAAGCCTGCTACGCTAGACACCGCCTCTCGTGCTTCATAGATGCGCGCTACTTGTTCGTCAATGCCTAGCTCTGGCTCATAAAAGCCGCTATGCACATACATGATACCTTGGTCATCGACAACGCCGCACAGATAGCAAGCTGGTGCAGCCATGCCAAAGTCATAGCCCTCGACTGGCGCTAGTCTAAAGCCCTGCTGCCGCAGTGCGCGCAGATGGTCCTCGATATACTGCTGTGGCACCATATGAATGTTGTCATCAAACTCATCATACACCACACCATCGAACGCGACCCACTTACCAAGCAGGTAGCGATCACGCATCTTGCCACGATAGGTGTTCTGTAGCGTGCGCAGATAGTCTGTGGAGATGTTTTGTGCGTTCTCATACGTGCTAGCTTCAAACACTTCAACAATAGGCTGCGGCTTGCCAGCAGCGTCGAGGATCATCTCGCCATCTTCATTGCGTTCGCACAGCAGGTTCTCATTGATGATGCCATTGCGCAGATCATGCAGCGGCTTCACAATGATCCTATACGGCCAACCCAATGTAGGATTGCAAGACAGATCAAGCCAGCGTGGGCCTGTCTTTGGCATAGTAGGATCGTCACCAACATACGCAGTGTTGCCACGCAGACGACCCAGCAGGTTGAGGAAGTCTGTTTGTGTAATCTCTACGTCATCAATCTGGTCAACAGCAATATAGTCATAGTTAGCTGACAGCAGGTTTGAAGTGCCTTCACCGCTGCTGTCTGTGCGCATTTCGATGTATCTAAAGTCAATGATAGTGCCGTTAATGAGCGTGCAAGTGTTCTCCTTGGTCTTGTCAAAAGACTTGATCCAAGTTGGTGGACACCACTTGATAAATTCACGCCGTAGCGTCATGTTCAACTTTGGATACGTTGCACGCGCAGCTAGGATGCTGCAGCCAGGATAATCTCTAGCAATTAGCAGCATGCGAGCAACAAGTGCGGTGGTCTTGCCATTAGCAAAACCACCGCCATAGAGCTTAATCTTTGCGCGAGACAAATGAAAGGCTTCCGCAGCACTTCCACTAATCAGCTTGTAGGATTGCATTAGTTAGGCCACGACGCCTGCACACCATCAGCAGCTTCGCGTGTAGTAGCTCTGCGCACAGCATCCCTTGCAGCCCAACGCGCACGTCGCAAAGCAATCACGCGATCACTCGCAGCAATGGCCATATTCTCAAGGTCTGTTGCAGTCATTGGCATCATTGAGTTGTCAGCCATACGCCACGCAAAGTCTGCAGGCAACCCCACACGCGAGCGTGCGCGGTTTACCATATCGCCCATGCGACCTTGAGAAGCCTCATCAATCTCTAGAGGCTTTCCATTCCACACGATGCCTACACTTAAACGCGCCTCATACTCACGATCAATGCGTGCAAGGTTGCCTGCAACTGCATCAGCAAGCGTGCGATCATCAATGGTTGTGCGCGAGCCATCAGCATTAAAGCGGACGATGATCATGCCACCACCACACAGGTATATGGAGAGGACGGAATTGTGTTGCCTGTAGACCAGCCTGTAAGCTGTGCTGGGAATGCATTTGCGTATGTGTGTGCGCGAGTGACCACACACGAGCCGCCGACAGTGCCACGACCTGTATAACCCTGCATAGATGCTTGGCCGACAAAATGGCCAATAGGCAGCGCAGGGTTAGAAAACGCACCAGCGCGCACAAGCTGCGCGCTGCCGTTGTAAACGCTAAGGCCCCACACCCAGCCCATAGGCACATCAACACCGTCAGTGATTACTGCTTGCAGGATAGTATCAGCAGCAAGGCTGCAATCAACAGGCGCAGCACACTCAGCAAGCAGCGCAAACGGAAACCCATCAGGGCCCGGCAATGCCAAGCCTAGCTTGGCGTTTGTTGCAGGCGTTGCTGTGCCAACAGCAATTTCCACAGCAGAAGCACGAAATGCAGCTTCCACAGGGATAGGCCACGCATACATTAGGTCAGCTGTAACAGGGTTTGCAACAGCGTTACCTGTACCAAGTGGCAGGCTTACGCGCGTGCCACTGCGATAAACACCGCCAGGGCGAAGCTGCTTTGCAACATCTGCCCTAGAAACTCCACCAGCACCAATCGTGAAGGTCATCTTACACCTCGATCGAGCTAGCAACCCACGAAGCGTTATCGCTGCGCAGGGCGTAAAGCAGCGTTCGATTTGTTGTATCGAACACGACTTCGCCAATATACAGCGGTGTCAGCACACCATTGGGGTCGCCAGCATTGGTGCGATTGAAGCTAGCGCGCGCATAGTCACGATCTGTTGGGCCATTGCCAATGACAGACGCAGGCACGTTTCCGCTCAGATCAGGCACAATTGCCATTACACAACCTCCACAGCAAGCGCAATAGCAAATGCTACTGCAGTTGGAATAGACCAGTCAATCAGGGATTGTGGGGTTAGATTGATGCTAAGCGGTGCTTTCGGACGAAAAGACTGTGCAAGCTCACGCACAGCCCACATAACGCTGCACAGCACAGCAACAGCCCAATGCAGCGGCAGAACGTAGACAACGCCAAGAAGCACTGCATACTGCGGCAGCGTGAGTGCTCCATGCGCTATTGACGCTTTGATGCTCATTCTGCCTCCACGTCGATAACACGCTCATTGCGTCGATCGACTACTTCAATGCGGAATGTGTTCATCATATCAACACGAACGTCAATTTCTTCTTTAGC